TTGTCTCGAACAATCAAACAACCAACTTTTAGACGATTACATGGAGAACGAGTGGATACATGTTGAACTAGCGTGGTAAAATATGCTTGCCAAGATGGTCTCTCCATTTAAGACATTATATAATATTTTATTAAATGGAGAACATAAAATACTATTGTATAATAAATTTTATTTAGTTGTATGTTTTCATTATAATATGATTAAATTATAATGAAGTTTAAAAAAAACTCGTGTTTGTTATTGATTGATTTACAAACCGATTATCAATTTCTTTATGACCGCCTACAAGAAAATGTAACTAAGTTATTGAAAAAAGCTCGTAAAGAAAATATAACCATATGTTTTGTATTTAAAAAGGATAATTCACTCTCTTATTTTAAACCATTTTCACAAGAACTAAGAGGTACAAGACCACTTGATAAAGGTATACCTTTTGATTTCGCAATGCCTTTGAAACACGAACACGTAATTATAAAACATGGATATGATTCATTTTTTGAGACAAATTTAGACAAGTTTTTGACTCGTAATCGTATCGAAACCCTTTATATTGCTGGTTGTTTAACAGGTATTTGTGTATTGAATACCATATTTAGCGGTTTTAATCGCGGATATCGTATACATATGATAGAAAATACTTGTTCAGATCGTTCAAAAAAAAGACACAACGATATTGTACATCATTACAAAGATTATTTGTTTATACAAGAACACATTTAAAATGGACTTACCCAATAGTCAATCAATTGCCGTTTTTGTTTGTATTGTTTATATGGTTCAATACAAGGTTCGTTACAAAATGATTGTTTAATCTTATGATCATTTTCTTGACGAATTCGCCGAAAATGTTTGTAATGTTCGTAATGTTCATAACTAGGATCTATATTGAAAAAGGTTGTCTCTAAATTTTCCATATAACGCCGAAAATGTTTGTATTGTAAAAAAGACTTTGAAAAAGTTTTTATCATTATATACATATAAGATATAATATTTAACTCTTTTTTTTTCTTGTTTTAGGATAATATTTTAAAAACCACCTTTTGTATTCATCATTTTTTTTGTTTTTTTTATATCTTGTATATTTTTGATCGCGTTCTTTTCGTATGTCTTCGATGGTGATTTGATGACCAATACATGGTAAATAAAAACGTCTTAATACATTAGTTTTGTTATTCGAATGTATCGATTCTAACAAATAACAATACGATAATATATTGACCATATTGATAGTAGATTCATTTATAAAATTAAACGCATAATAAATACTTAATATGGTATCTATGGTTGCAATATGGTATGATTTACCTTTATGTTTGATGATATTAAATGACTGACAAGAATTAGTGGTAAAAATGTACAACATAGATTGTCCTTCTATGACTACTTCATAAAATGAATTTATAAATTTATAATCACCTTCATGTGGTATAAGGGTATAGTTTATAGATTTGAGTTGTTTCAAAACGTTTTTGTAATTATCTGATAAAATATAAATTTGTTTAGTTTGTTTGGAGTCTATTATTTTTTTATATTTATTAGGAAAATAGTCTTTATAAAAGGAAAGACCAAAATCGCCAAACAATATATATTTTTGTTTGGTACAAATATCAACCAACTTATTATATACATTGTTATAAATTAAATTATTTTGTGTCAAATCTACATCATATTGGAAAGGATGAGTTTCATTCAATAATGTGAGTCGATTGTATATTTTTTGCCATCGACTTAAATCGCCATATGGGCGTGATAATTCTTGATATAAACTCATACGCAAATAACTTGGTGGAGCATATAAAATATTCTTTACAATAATTGCCTTATTTTTAATTATATTGAAAATAGTTGTATCTAAATAAGTAATATCCGCAATAGGAATAAAATTAACAAATACCTTATAGGTGCCATGAAATAATGCTGATTTTGCTTCCACATTTTCATAACCCCTTCTTGCATATAGTAAGGCTAATTCTTTGGCATCCTCCAACGCATTAGGTGAAAAAAAGTCGTAATCTGGTATATCGAGTTTTTTGTCATAAAATTTTTTAGAAGAAGGTAAAATAGAATTAATTGCTATTCCGCCATAACAAACCAATCCCTTTTCACGAATAAAATTCTCTAAAATTTTTATGATATCATTTTGTAAATATTTTTTCTTTTGTTTCTTTTGTATTTTTTCATTGGTTTCTATCGCATCTTCTAATATGGAAACATAGGACATCTATATATAGATTATATATTTTAAGAATACGATTTTTGAAAAGACGAAGAATCAGTAAAATACTTTAAATATTTTTTTAGATATGCGTCTTTCTTCTGAAAATTCATATATATAAAATTAAATCGGTTACGTATACCTTTATCATTATAATCATAATTGTTCGCATAACTAGATTTATTAGGATATAGAGAAGATAATTCAATACCAGATTGTAAGGAGGCTTCGCTTTCATATAAAGAATGATATTTGAATCCTGTACCAAATGTAACCAATGTTAATTTACTTAAATCTGTTTTAATAAAACTATCTTTCATTTTAGGAGAAGCATTTAAATCAACCATAATAATAATTTTATTTTTTAGATCATTCAATGTATATTGATTTAATTCTTTATCGACTGGAGTTTTTAATAGTATTTCACTACTACCTGAAAAAGTTTCCAATAATATTTTGGCCATTTGATTATAAATATCCATATTGTTACTATTTATTCTAAAATTCAAGAACAATACTTGATTATTATTTGAGTGTTTTGATGAATTCAAAAACATATAATTAACTTGATTCATTGTCTCTGAAAAACTCAAATAATTATATAATTCTTTATATTCATTTTCATTTACAGTCGATGCAGAAATAACTGGAAACCCATTTAAAGAAAAAATTTGAAAGTCTAATACTCTTACACCTGCTCTATAACAATGTTTCAAAGCACATATATCTACATAATCGTGTTTCAAACCACCAATACAACAACAGTTAAATGCGGATTTGAACACAATATCTTTTATAGAAATATCTTTTAAATTGGTATTTGGTAATTGAAACTCTCCGTATTCATTATATTTATCTAATTTTTCACATGTATCTTTTTGCTTATTTATACTAAGAAATATGTATATAATTATAATTATAGCAAAGAACGATATAAATAACAATATGTAATTATCCATATATGTAATATAAAAATATATTTAATTTATAAGTAATGCCTGGAGGGTTATTAAATATAATAGCTTATGGAAATCAAAATATAATATTAAACGGAAATCCAACCAAAACATTTTTTAAAAGTGTTTATGCTAAATATACCAATTTTGGATTACAAAAATATCGTATCGATTTCAATGGCGAACGAACCTTACAATTAAACGAGTCTTCTAAATTTACATTTAAAATACCACGTTATGCCGAGTTATTGTTGAACACTTACTTGGTGATTACTTTGCCCAATATATGGAGTTCATTTTACAAAAATGGAGACTCGTATAATCCATATGAATTCAAATGGATAGAAGACATTGGGTCGTTGTTCATTGAAGAAGTGACGTTATCTTCTGGTGGTCAAATATTACAACAATTTAGCGGAGATTATATCAAAAATAGGATTGAACGAAATGAAACCCATAATAAAAAGGAACAATTTTATAAAATGACTGGTAATGTAGATGAACTGAATAATCCATATAGAAATGGTTATTATCCAAATGCTATTACTACGGATCCTGACCAACCACCTGAACCGTCTATTTATGGTCGTAAATTATATATACCATTACCTTTTTGGTTTGCAAATTCCACCAAAAGTGCATTTCCATTGGTTTGTCTCCAATACAACGAATTGGTCATTGATGTTACGTTGCGACCAATTCGCCAATTGTTTACTATTTTAGATGTAACCCAAGATTCAAAATCACAACGAATTAGACCTGATTTTGGGTCGCCATTATATCAAATGTATCGGTTTTTACAAGTTCCACCAGAAAATGAATATATCAATTTACAAAATAATTGGGCCAGCGATGTAAATATAATTGCTACATATGCTTTTTTATCGGAAGAAGAAACAAAAGTATTTGCGTCTAATGAACATACTTATTTGTTTTTAGATGTAAAAGAAACTATTTACAATCATATAGTAGGTTCACGACGTATAAAAATAGAGACAAATAATTTGGTATCCAATTGGTTTTGGTTTTTACGAAGAAGTGATATTTATCAAAGAAATGAATGGAGTAACTATACAAACTGGAAATACAAAGATGTTCCCAATGTAGGATTGAATTTTATAGACTTAAAACATCATAATGAAATAGAATCATTTTCTATTACTAAATTTCCAGATGAAAATAATGTAAAGCATATGTTGATTCAAGTATCTTTATTAATGGATGGAAAATATCGCGAAAATGAATTTGGTTCTGATATATATCGATACATTGAAAAATACGATAAATGTTTAGGTAATTCGGATGATGGTTTGTATAGTTATAGTTTTTCATTGAATACAAATCCATATGAAACTCAACCTTGCGGAGCAATGAATTTAGGTAAGTTCAAAGAAGTCGTTATGGATATATTGACCTTAACGCCTGATATTGATGAAACCCAGACAGTTAGTTCTGTATGCGATGATGAAGGAAATATAATAGGTTATATTGATACAGACCCTACTAAAATTTATAAGTATTCATTTGATATGACTTTTTTTGAGGAACGCTACAATGTGGTTAGGTTTATGGCTGGAAATGTTGCTCTTGTTTATGCTCGTTAATGCACGCATAAGTATTTGACTCATATTCCGATATATCAAATGAATTTACGCGAGTCATAAAACCCTGTTTTGTACGAACCAATAGAGCAACTACTAAACATAAAAATAATATCCAATTCATTTTATAATAATAATATATAATAATACTATGAATGATATTATGAATGATATTGAAAAATCAGCATTAATCATAACCAATACTATAAAGGAAATTATTATTTTATTTTTAGCATTGATTATAACTCTAAATTATTGTATTAATTTTATAAAAAATGATTTAGATAAGTGTGAACCTGATGAAAATAAACCTGTAGAAAAATTTGGAATATTAAATTACATCCAAGATATTATTCATTATACTATAAATGAAATGATGAAACGCATGCAATGTTATATTTTAAATAAAAAACCATACGAATCTTCTAATATTGAAATTTCTGAGAAACCTATGTATGTTTCTATTTATTATGGCATATTTATCGTTGTTTTATATCTTTTTTTTAATATGAAAAATGTAAATAAAAACTCTTGGAACGATATATCAAATGATTTTACCTATAAACTTATATTTATTTTTTTATTCCCAATGCTCATCGTAATTAGCATATCATTACTTTCTGTTTTAGTAAAAATAACCTTTAGTATAGATACAATAGGACCTAATTATTATGTTTTTATGAAAGGATTGTCTTATATTTTATTTATGTTTATTTTACTTATTCCAATACCTATTTTATTATTTGAAAATTTGTATTATTTAATTATAAGAGGTAATAATTATAATATTATGGATAGGTTTACAGGACTAAATATTTTTTTGTATGTTATTTCCTTTATCATAATTTTTGTATTATGTATGATTGGATTTTTCAAGATGATTCGTTTTAATTTCAATAGTACTTTTTTACCATTTGAAAATATAAAACATATCCAAAATAAATTAAATGATACATCTTTTGATACTAAAATTTTATATATTATTATTCAACTATTTGTTTGTATTACTATTTTATTTATGATAAAAGATTTATTTTCATTCTATATTTTTATTTTTGGCGTTATTGTCTCTATTATTTTTACCTTTCTTATTTTATTTTACGATTTAATGAAAATAAGGAATTAAAGACAACATTAACATAATACAAATGGGTAAAAAAAATAAAAAAAAACTAACCCGTGTAAGTTTATGTACTCCAACATTCAATCGACGACCTTTTATTTTACAAATGATTGATAATATACTAAAGCAAACATATCCGCGAGAATATATGGAATGGGTTATTTTAGACGATGGTACAGATCCAATTGGCGATTTAGTAAAAGATATACCATTTATAAAATACATTTATTGTGAAGAAAGGATGAGTCTTGGAAAAAAACGAAACTTGATGCACGAGCTTTGTACGTTTAAAAACGATAATGACATTATAGTTTATATTGATGATGACGATTATTATCCACCTGAACGAGTAAGTCATGCGGTTGAAACACTTAATAAATCCAACGCTTTATGTGCTGGTTCAAGTGAGATTTATTTATGGTTTACTGACTTAAGTAAGGTGTATAAGTCTGGACCCTATGGACCAAATCATGGTACTGCAGGAACCTTTGCTTTTAAGCGAATTATGTTAAAAGATACTCATTATGAAGATAGTGCTGTTTTGGCGGAAGAAAAATTCTTTTTAAAAAATTATACAATACCCTTTGTTCAGTTAAATCCATTAAAAACGATTTTGGTCATTTCACATGAACAAAATACATTTGATAAAAAACGATTAATCAATACCAATAGTCCTGTATGTAATGATTCCGTCTTAGTTCCTTCCACTTTTATCAAAGACGATAAGACAATAAATTTTTATACAAAAGATATTAAAGATACACTAAAATTTTATGTAGAAGGAGACATAAAAAATAAACCCAATGTTTTAGCCGAAATAAAACGTCGAGATGAAATAATAAGTAAACAAACCAACCAACAAGTAGTTTTAACACAACCGAATGGAACAAAACGAACCTTACAAATGAATGAAATAATAGAAGTATTAAAAATAAAAACCAACGAGAATAATATGTTAAAAGAAAAAATAAGAGAATATGAACAAAAAATAAAACAAATATTATCGGTGATAAGTTAAATATTTTTCAAGTCGACATAATTCACTATCACTTAGAGGATAAGTCAATGTAAATAATTGTTGTTTAGATATATTTAGACGATTACATAAATCTAAAATAAATTTTTTATTGTTATATTCGTTGCTATATTTAGTCAATACCTTGGTAAATCTATATTCTTCTTTTTGTGGTTTGATTTGTACGTTTGAATGAACATACAATTTATAATTATATATCATTTTTAAGTAATAGGTCATTTCATTATAAATCCATAGTTGTTTTTGAAAACTTACCCTATCATAATAATCACCACTGCAAAAATTATTTAAAAATTCTAAATAGAAACATATATCTTCCTTTTTTAGATGGTTTATAATATTTTCGTGAAACATAAGGCATTGAGTAGCCTTTTCATTTTCAACAAAATGACTTATCTTTTGTTCGATTACATTTTTGATGTTTAATTGAATATTTTTTTCATATTCATTTATGGTATCCTTTAAATGAATTACATTACATAATTTCATTAATTCTTTTACTTTTTTATCATAATGGTTAATGCCTATAAAGATAAATTGGAATGAATTTGTTTCTTCCTTTTTTTTATTTAATTTTATTTGTTTTATTAATTCGCCCAATATTTTTTTTTCACTATTATTAAGAATATCAATATCATCTATCACTACGATATTTTTTTTTTTACTTTTGTACATCATATTCATAATAGAACCATGCGTATATTTAAAAATATCATTCATATTAGATATTTGTTTTATGGATAAATAGTTTAAATGATATTGACAATTTTCTTTAAAATAATTAAGTACCATATAGGATTTACCACTTCCAGAACAACCTACAATATAAATATGTTTATCCTTATATAGATGTTGTTCCATACTAGTATAATAATAAAGTATTTATATACATAATTCGGAATTATTTGTAATCCCATCCCACGAAACATTACATTTTATTGCCCATTGTTTTTTTTTACATAATCCACTTGTAATATTTTGATATAATGTTTTATTAAAATTTTCAAGATAACATTGGTCATTATTTTTGTGTATTACTTCATTTTTATCATAACAATCCCCAAAACTATTTAGTTGATAATAATCAGGACATTGATTAATATGTGGTGGATATACATATTTTTTTTTGGTTATATTCAGAATATATGCTACTATGGATAAAGTTACTACCAATACTACAATCGTAGAAATAAAAATCGTTTTTTCCATTTATATTAAAATAATATTATATAATAATGTCAGGTAGAGTTGATATAGAAGGCGGAACCCCATTTTTTTTGAAAGAACAAATACCTTTGGACGATAAAACCAATTACTTCAATGCTACTAAATATACGTTTCAACCAAGCGAATTATCAAATACTTATTTTAGTAAAGAAAATATAAATAAGGTACATAATGATATAAAAAAAAAGGTATATGATTTGTCTCAACAAAAATATGTCATTGATGACCAAAATATGGATGTATTAAAAGTCATTATGCGAAGTATCTTTTTACAATATTCAAAATTCCAATTTGACAACATAAAACAACAAGTAGATGAAATGAATGTTATGGTTGTGGATTATAGTTCAAATAATATTTATGGTGAAATTCAGGGTTATTTGAAGTATAAAAAAGATGCGTCAAATATGTATACTCTTATGGATAGACCCGTTTATTTACATAACGATAATAGTTTAGAACTGAAGAACTTTTTTTAATTGGTCTAGTTCATCTTTCCAGATATCTTTGTGTGAAGTATTCCACATTTTATCATATTCCGATTGTTTTTCGTTGAATTGTTTATTTAAACTATCCACATTTTCTTGACATACACTATCCATAGACATTTTAATTAAATAATTATAGGAATCATTTATTTTTGTATATTTCTTTTTTTCTAATATATCGCATATGTCATGGTTTGTTTTTTTTCGTAAATCTAAAGTATCGTTCAATAATTCATTGATGTAATTACATTTGTTTTTCAATACTTCCATTTCTTCTTTTAAAATCTGAATCAAATGTAATCGTCGTTTTTCATAATAGTCCAAACGAACACCTATAAAATCATCGCAAATTTCGTACACTTCATTGTAATGTTTTAATTTATCATTGTGGTCAAATAGATTCATATTGTTGATGGATAATGTAGTGGATAATTTAAATGTTTTTATAATGTCACTTTCTTCCATAGGTTTTTTTAGGGTAAGTTTGAAATAAACATTTTTATCTGTGGACTGGTCTTTGTAGTCTTTTAAAATATCCATACATTTTTCTAAATGTAAAATATAATCTTCATTCCATACACCAATAGGCAATTCGGTAATAGTGATGACTTGTTTGTCAATCGTATAATTACCCTTTGTAATAAATCGGCGATCACCATCTTTTTCTATGACTCCTTGAAATCCCTGATAAAAGGGTACAAAGTCTCTAGTATATGTTTTATCCACCAATTTATGTTGAATATAGTCAATGAGTTGGACTGGATGAAAACACGGAATGTCTGTACTAAATCCAGTACCAATACCCTTTGTACCATTGACTAGAATCATTGGAAGAATAGGTAAATAATATATAGGTTCAACAAATGTTCCATCGTCTTTCAAATAGGTCAAAATAGCATCATCTTCATTTTTGAAAATCATTCGTGTAATTTTGTTCAAGTTCGTAAATATATATCTTTCCGACGCGCTATCTTTACCTCCTTGCAAACGAGTACCAAACTGACCATTTGGCATCAATATATTTATATTATTTGACCCAACAAAATTTTGAGCCATGTTTACAATTGCTCCATTCAAACTATTTTCGCCGTGATGGTACCCAGAGTGTTCAGATACATAACCACTGAATTGAGCAACCTTTATTTCGTGAACCAAGTTCTTTTTGAATGCGCTATATAAAATTTTACGCTGAGATACTTTCAATCCATCCATCATATTTGGAATGGAGCGATCGCAATCATATTTGGAAAAGTGTATCATTTCTCGGTGGATAAAATCTCCTAATGTAATTTTAGTATCTCTTGTATCTAATACATTATTTCGTTCATAGTTTGACAACCATTCTTTTCTAAAATCTGACTTTTTTTTATTGAAAACCATATCAATGGTTTCGTTGTCTTTGTCACCTAAATGAATATCCATCGTTTTTTTATCTTTGAAATATTCTTTGAACTCTTTACCAGTACTAGTACCCAATCCTTTGTAATACTTGATAGACCATCCTTTTGCATCTTGATGTTCAGATTTCCATAATTCATATTCTTGTTCATTGTAAAAGTGAATCATTTTTCCAGATTTGGTCGCTTTCAAAATAGGCGTATTCATAAATCCTAAAAATCCTTCGATGTTCAACAATGAAGGCCATAAACATTCAAATAAATTAATACATAATCCCTTGATGTGACTCCCATCCAAATCTTGGTCAGTCATAAATAGAATTTTATTGTAGCGCAATTCATCCGTATTTTTATAGGTTTTGTTGGACTCCAATCCCATAATTTTTTTAATTTCAATGATTTCTTTGTTTTCATTTATCTTTTTGGTCGTTTCTCCACGAACATTCAACAATTTACCTTTCATTGGATATACTCCAATGATATTTCGGTCACTTGGTGTCAATCCTGATAAAATACCAGCTTTAGCGGAATCTCCTTCACATAAAATTAACGTACACAATTTAGAGTCTTTCGTACCAGCATAATTAGCATCCACTAATTTCGGAATACCACGAATGGTTTTATTTTTGTTTCCATCAGTTTTTTTAGAATTATTTTTTTCTTTGATATGACTTAATTCACATGAGTTTTCCATAATACCTTGTTTGGCTAATTTTTCAATAAACTTATCACTAACTACACACGAAGAACCAAACTTACTTGGTGGAGTATTCAAATAATCTTTGGTTTGACTATCAAACGAAGGGTTTACAATCGTACAATTCAAAAAGATATGCAATTGTTCCTTAATAATAGATGGTTTTACTTCTACTTTTTTCTTTTTTTCAATATACGCAATCATTTTTTTTATAATTTGTTGTATAATATAATCTACATGTTTTCCTCCTTTGCTGGTGAAAATACCGTTTACAAAGGATACTTGTTTGAATTCTTCGCTTAAACATACACTATAACTCCAACGTTCGTATTGCTCACTTATTTTTTCACAATCATTGTATAAATCTACATAATGGTTAAAATTTTTTACATCCAATGCTTCCCCATTTAGTTTTACTTTTACGTCTTTGGTAGTAATACCGGCAATATCATAGACTCGTCTTTGAAATAAAGAAATCATATCTTTGGACAGTTCATTCAGGCCAAGCCGTTTATAATCTGGTTTGAATTTTACCAAGGTATATGGTTTTTTGGAGCATTTTGTAATAGAAGGTTTATGAACAACGTCCAAGTTAGTCTCAAACTCTTGAGTATATTTTAATTTACGAGTAGAATCAATCGTTTCAATCATTCCATACGTAGACCAAATGAGTACCAACTTAAATCCAAAACCATTTTTACCACCTGTAATTTTTTCTTCGTCTTTATTGTAATTGGTGGATGTACGCAAATGTCCAAAAATTAATTCAGGAATCCAAATATCATAAGTAGGGTGTTTTTCAATATCTATACCATTACCATTATTCATAAGAGTAATCATATTATCTTTAATTTGTATATCAATCATATTGACTAATTGGGTAGTATCGTCTTGTTCTTTTTTTTGGAGCATACGAACCACGTGATCGCGACAATTGACAATACCTTCATCAAACAACTTGAATAAACCAGGGTTATAATCGATAGTCTTGTTTACAATATGTCCGTCTTCATACACATACATTGGTCCATTTACGTTTTCGATAGATCCAATATATGTATCAGGATTATCTAAGATATGTTCTTTATCAGTCTTTTTTTGATATTGATTCGCAAGAGTAGCCATAGGGATATTATGTTACAATTTCTAAATCAATTTTATTAACTATATATAATGCTTTTCGAAAGAGAACAATCAGGAGGAATAAGTCCGTATTGGGGATTTTACGATATAAGTGGCGTTCTTATTGGTTATAAAAATACTGGTAATAATAATAATACTGGTAATAATGATAATAATATTACCATTCTAGATATAACTGACATTAACAACGCGATGATTTATTTGTCAAATGAAGATATATCAAGCGTTACAGGAAACCAATACGGGTTTAGTGTAACTACCGATGAGAATAATAGATTCGATTTAAGTGGAGTATTTAATCAACCCTTGTTTGGAGTATTTAAAGATACTTATTATTTTATTAGAGACAATAATATTTACGATGCAGTATATAAATGGCGCTACGATAGATTTGATGCCTTGGCCTTATATGGTCCTATTAGTACATGGACAATTGACGGAGTTACGGATATGAGTGGGTTATTCAAAAACTATGAGGATTTTAATGAAGACCTGAGTGGATGGAATGTATCTAGTGTTACCAATATGAGTGAAATGTTTAAAGGTGCCATATCATTTAACCAACCTATTGGTAAATGGAATGTATCTAATGTTACCAATATGGAATCTTTATTTGAAAATAATCAGACATTTAATCAATCATTAAATAATTGGAATACATCACAAGTCACTAATATGAGTTTTATGTTTAAAGATACTATGTTTAATCAAGATATTAGTGGATGGAATGTATCGAATGTTTCCAATATGGAATCTTTATTTGAAAATAATCAG